AACCGGAATCAGAGCCTTCACCTGAGCAACAAAGTCTCGAGTTCGAGTAATTTCTCGTGCTCCCCAGCGAATACGGCCTTCTTCTCCTGTCTCAGGAACAATTGGTAGCCCAGCAGCTTGTGCATTGTCGCCAATAGCCATTTCAAACCTCCTTCCCTAATTACATGTCGGCCCAAACCTCAGTAGTAAAGTCTACCCAGACAAGGTCTTTGTAAGTCCATGAAGCCCATGTGTTGGCCCCAGTGAACAGGTTGAGTACCAACGTAGGATAAGCACGCTCACCAGTAGCATCTGATACAAATATCTGTTCAGTCACACGCTTATAGGTGATAACACCATCCTTATTGCGCATCTCAACAAGATCGCCGAGTTCATAGTCAACGCCATAGGTGTATTCAGTACGCTGATTGACCTCCCCATCGAAAAGTGTTACTCCACGGCTCTTTAGCAATGCTTCGTTTCCCTGCTGTACGAGGGGAGAGTCAACGTTAGCATTTACTACGAGCACGCGACGATCGAAACCATCCACATCAGGGTCTACATCATCAGCATACACAACCGCATAGCCTGTGTCAGAGAAAACGTAGGCCACGTTCTTAGACTTATCAATACTCAAGAACTCGGTTGTGTTCTGGATGTTGTCAAGCCCTACTGAAAATACCACCGGAGACAAATCAGACTGTCGAGTAGTTCGATCATTTCCAGAATAGACATCAAAATATAGCTCTGACAAATCGAAGTTACGAACTATACGGAACCCTAGATCATACATTTTACAGATGTTTTGAATCGCATTGTAAAGCGAAGCAGGACTCTGTTCCCATGTAATCGCTGTTACACTTTCAGGAATATTATCTGCTGGAAATATAGTTCCGGGTGTGATAAACGGAATCGCATCATTAAGATGCAAAGCAGCCGGAGGACGACAAATATGATCGAACATCGTTCTTACAATATTCGCTGGCGTATCTGTAAGAATCCACTTCGGTTCCGTAGTAAGGTCCGACATGGTTTCTTTAACTACTCTATCTTCCAGAAGCGCCTCAAGAGAACGCCCCTTAACCGTGAACGTCTCTTTTCCTTGTGCATCAGTCTTATCTTCAACAGTTTCTACTGTCATCACACGATATGAGTCGTTGATCGCAATACGAGTACCGATCATGAACTTGGTACGATTCTCGAGAGTAGACTTAAGATCCAGCTCAAAATCACCGGCCTCATGCCATCTCTCAGTCCAAATAAGAGACTCGAACTTATCAACTGCCCAGGTACGACGAAGAAGACTGTCAAGAATATACATCTCCATTACAGCCCTCCGTATTTGTTCGTGTACTCAATACTGAATGGAATTGGTGCTCCTTCGGCATGGACACGGAAGTTGTTATCGCCAGCAAAGATCTCGAGCCAGTTCGATTGCGGGCTAATTGCATAGAGAAGCGAACTCTCTACACCCCAACGAGTCAAGGTAATATACTTGGACCCAGGGACACTGCTAATTTCTAGCTTATCTCCTGCAAGAAGCGGGTACGAGAAATATACAGTACGTAGTGTTTCGTCTGGAGGACGGTGGTAGATAGTAAACTCAGACAAAGAACGATCTGGTAGAAGGGTAAGAACAACACCCGTCTCTACAGTGCCTGTGTATTCGAGTACTGTTTCAGTCAGATCAGCAACAGTCGACCCCTCAAATATGATCAGATTCGGATCAAAGAAGTCCGGATCAAAACACATAAGTGAGAGATCAACTGATGGTTGCTTCGTAAACATGTCTGGCTCAAACGATTCGATCCTTCCAGCGATTTCTAGATCAAGATACTGAGTAAGGACACTATCTGAGAACTTATCAAACAGACTGAATATGAGCTTCGCTTGAGTCTTAGGCATAAAGAAATTGTAGAGTTGAGTTCTAAGATCATGCACAGAGGATATAGCATAGTCCGGGTCTAGGCCCAGCTTAACGATAAGATTTCGAGCTTCACGACGACTTGAATGGTATTGTTCCCCATCCATGTTCGCAAAACTCGAAGATACTAGCGTCGCTTTAACTGGGCCTAGACCCTCGATACCTTTAACGATAAAACCTCCTGAAATATCTTCAAGTGGGAGGTCCAGAGTGAAACCCCGACTGTTTGTTACTTTAAGCGTCTTGAGCAACATTCGGCGTCAGAGCTCCCTTCGTTACAGATAGTTGGTTCTTCGTTTGGCGATAGATCTCAGCCGAAGACAAAGCCTTAGGCGAGTTGTTGTATTGGTTGAACGTAAGTTCCGCCGGAGACGAAATATCGCCAGCCGTTGTCGTCGCGTATCGTGCAGCTTCATTTGCCTGGTATCGAGTAGAGGCGTACTTAGCCTCAGAATATGCAACATCAACAGAAATCTGCTTACCCGACAGTGAGGAATTAATTTGTGCAGCATCCTTATGGAAATCGGACAGATCCAATACTGGAGTAATAGTGGGATTCAGATCTGTGTCCATAGCAAGAAGATCAGACAAACCAGATATAGACTTCTTCATCGTACTGATAGCATCTTTACCGACACCTCCTGCGGCTTTATTAACCAATGGCGCGGAATTTGTAAAACCAATGGCCAGGCCCTGACCACCCGATGCACCAATCCTTTCAAATACCTTAGATGGAGAGCTAGATTCAAACCACCCCTTTACTGTGTCAATAGCATTGTTAGCCATGTCTCGAGCTGCTCTCGCAACTTCTCCAACCTTGCCTGCAATACCGCCTGTCAAGCCGTCAGCAATAGCGAAAGCCATATCTTTACCTGCAGACAGAAGCTCAGGCATATGCTCATCAATAGAATCAGTTATGCCCTCGATAAAGCTGACGATGGCTTCAAAACCAGCATCAACAATATCTACCATGCTATCGCTAATGCCCTCAATAAGGGCGATAATAACAGCAGCACCTGCATCAATAACATCTTGGACGTTGTCGGCAAGCTCCGTAAGAAAAGCCACAAGCAATGCTGCGGCTGCCTTAACCATCTTGGGGACGGCCTCAGTCAACTCTTTAAGAATCGCCACAATCAGGTTAGCAATCTCAGCGACAATGATAGGTACCTTCTCCACCATTGCTTCAAGGATTGCTATCATAATATCAAGAGCGGCTGTGGCAATCTTGGGAACAAACTCAACCAACAACTCAAGGAGCTTGTCCAATAGAACGGTAAACAGATCAATAATCCTGGGGACGTTCTCCTCAATTGCCCCAATAATTGCCCCAAGGACCGCAGACATTGCGTCAAGCATTGCTGGACCAGCAGCGGCAATTACTTCTGCAAATGCAACTAGCGCATTGCCAATTTGCCTGGCGAACTCTGGAAGAAGTTTAAATAGACCTACGGCTATGGCAATAATAGCAGCAACGCCAGCGGCGCCGGCAGCAGCAAGAGCGGTGATTCCTGTAGCAAATAGAAACACCCCAGCTCCAGCAGCCAATAGTCCTATGCCAAGAATACCAACAGCTATTCCCAAAGCAAGAAGAACAGGAACAACAGCCGCGAGTGCAAGACCGGCAACTCCGAGAATAATGAAAACGCCAGCCATAACGCCGAGACCCTTAGCGATCATACCCAAAGACATACTACCGAATGCTATCAGCACCGGTACAAGCGTAGCTAAAGCAGCTGCGACAAGAAGCGTAGCTGCAGCTCCTGGGAGAGCAGCTGTCATAGCCATCATAGCTACCGCAATAATCACTAGAGAACCAGCAAGAGTAACAAGACCCTTAGCGATCTCTTCCCAACTCATCCCGCCCATCTGTTGCATTACGTTGGCAATTAGACCAAGAGCAACTGATACCACAACAAGAGCGGCTGCAGATGCTAGTGTTGACGGAGGCATAAGATTGAGCGCTGCTACAATAAGAATAAGCGCTCCAGCCATTGAGGATAGGCCCTTATCAATCTCTTCCCATGACAGATCGGCAATGTCACTCATAGCGCTCGCTAGAATCTTCATAGCTACGCTAACAAGAACCAGCGAGACACCAGCAGCCATAAGCTTAGCTGGATTGCCAACGGCCCTAGAGAATATAGCAAACGCAAAGAGAATAGCTGTGACAGAGGCTAGGCCCTTACCAACCTCTTCCCAACTAAGATCAGCAAAGTCCTTAACAGCGCTAGCAAGAATCTTAATACCGACGGCGAGAAGAACCAGAGCTGCTCCCTGCCCAATGGCACCCTTATTAGCTTTGGAGAATTTGGTAAACAAGGTTAGTGCACCAAGAAGTGCGCCAACACCGACAAGACCCTTTGCCATCTCTTCCCAGCCAAGACCCGAAAGATCTGTTACAGCACTTACAAGCACCTTGATACCAAAAGCGAGAAGCAGAAGTCCTGCACCCGCTTTGATCATGCCAGCTGTTTGGCTAGACATGCCTCTTACAGCAAGAACAAGTGCTCCAATAAGAACAGTGACACCAGTTAGACCCTTAGCAAGTTCTTCCCAACTGAGTTCAGCCAAAGCCTTAACAGCCGAGGCTAGGATTCTAATTGCTATTGCGAACAAGACCAGGCCAGCACCGATTGAGACGATACCTTTTGCGCCGCCGAGCATTGTGAGGCCCTTGAGCGACAAAACTAGTTGCCCCATCATTACAGACATTGCAGTGAGAGCTTTGGTAAGACCTGCTGCGTCGACCTTCGACAACATAAGTACAGAAGCAGACAAGATACCAATAGCGATCGCGAGCTGCATAAGCGTCGCTGCTCGTAGCGTATTCTGCATAGACCTAAGTGTGAAGGTCATCTTTCTGAAAGGCTCAGTAAGGTTGAATGCAATACTACCCACAGTGTTGCTTGTGTTAGCGGCCATCCGTTGGAACATAAGGAAGATGCCGCCAAGCAGTCCAGTGTTTAGCGTGTCGAGGATTTGGTCGAAGTTTAGACTGGTGAAGGCCTTGGTGATAGCATTAGTAATAGGTTCGAAGAAGCTCTGAAGCTTTTCAGCTAGAGGCTGAAATACATCCCAAATTCTATTTAGGGAAGCAAGTACACGATCCCAAACACTGATGAGAATCTCACCAAGACGTCCAAGAGGTTCGAATGAAGCTGTAAGATTATCTGCAGATGGTGCTTCAAAGTCGAATATGCTAAGAAGGGCGCTAGCAAGATCTTTGATAAACTTGATAGGGCCTCTAAGAACATCTTTAAGACCCTCAAAGAACTTAGCAAGTCCTTCGCCATTCTTAACTGCTAGATCAAGAGCAACTAGGAAGTCGCCGATGTTAGCTGTTGCATCAAGAAATCCCCCGGAGCCTTCTGAGACCATGCCGAAGAGATCAAAGAGGAAAACAGTAACGGCCTTAACAACCGACCAACCAATACTGAAGACTGCGAAGACCCCAGCAAAAGTACGTTTAAGCTTCTCTGCGCTATCTCCTCCCATTTTGATTGTTTCAGTGAAGTCTTCAACTACTTGAACCATCTTCCGGAATTCCATAATGCTAGAACTCGGGAAGATCTGACTAAATGCTTCTCGGATCGGTTTTATAATAGATGCAAAAGCAGCACCAAGATTTTTAACAGTACGAACCATCGGTGCAATTACAAGAATCAACCTACTGAAATCGAAACTGTCGATAATCGAGATTAGACCCTTGGTCGAAGCCCCACTGAAGTCAATCATCATGTCGATGACTGGTCCAAGAGCCTTCGCGATCGCATCAATAGCTGGTGTTATCGAGTTGAATAGATCTCTCTGATCTTTCAAGAACGGCGTGAAGAAAGATGCACCGATACGGGAGAGAGCTGCTTTCATGTTAGCCAGCGAACCAGTGTAAGTCTCGTTTGCCTTAGTAGCGTTCTCTCCAAAGGCATCATCCATAGCATCGGAGAACATCTTAAAGCTAATCTCACCGGCAGTAACCATCTCTCGAACTGCCGCTTCACTGACGCCCATAGAATCTGCCAGAGTTGCAGCAGCGTTAAGACCACGAGAAGACATCCGCAGTAGATCGGAGCCCATAAGTCGGCCGTTACCAGAAACCTTTGTGAAGATGTCCGCAGTATCGGTGTATGTACTATTAGTCATAGCAGCAACACCAGCAATAGCTCTCAGAGAACTCGTCATCTCCTCGCCGGCTCGCATACCACTAGCACCGAACATACCTGCGGCTTTAGCTGCCTCGTCGAGTCCGAAAGCTGTACCAGTTACAGCAGCTAGGGCACTCGCCATTGTGTCTTCGACGTCCATTTCGAGACCACGAAACTGGAACTTCGCTTGCTCAATATTCATGGCTCGTTTCTTACCCCCGGTAGCCAAGGGGTCCCAAACCATACCACTAAGTCGTTGTACAAAATCGAGTGCGCCACGAGTAAGGCTCTGAATAACAGTGAAACCAATTGCACCTAGGGCAGAAAACTTGCTAGAGATGTTCTCAACACCAGCAGCCATACCGTCAAGATTGACATCTTTTCCTGCTGCATCAATATCTTGCAGGCCTTTGGTGGCTCCTTCCAGCTTGAGTCCATTCTTAAGGGTCTCTAGCGAAGCTAGGGTATCTTGAATACCGTTCTCAAACTGTTTGTTGTCGAACTCCATCTCAACTACGCGACGGTCAATACTACTCATGCGGATGTCACCACCTTCCATACTTCATCGGCAATTCTGTCAAATATAGGTTGGATAGCTGGATTGATGTAGTCTTGTCCTTGAACATAACCACCCGTTCCGGTACCGTAGCCGTATTGCAACATAATGGCTACAGGAAAACCGCTCTCAACGTCACTGTTAGTCCAGACAATAGTAACCGTACTATTGGATTGCTGAATATAGTAATCCCAGGAGCTTGCTGCAAGCCCGGAGTCCATTGGTGTAGCAGCAGCTAACGCATCTACTCCTTGTTGGGCGTAGAGCTCAGCAATCTTACGAATATCGAGCTTTTTCATTGAGTCTAAGAAAGACTCCAGCTTGTCGAAGGAGCCTCTATGATTAAATGAAACCATGCTGGCTCCTTGCGAAAAGATTAAACATGATTATCGTGCTCTGGTTGTTTTTGTCCTACTGCGGGTTTCTGCAGTAGTACGGACTTCCTCGATTGGGACGTTAACCCGCTCGGCGAGCACCTCGATCTGTGCGTGCATAATAGCAATCTCGTCGCGACGATCGGTCGGTGGACTATTACGATAAGCATTCATGATAGACATATACTCTCCTTATGAAGCAAAGCCAATGAACCAAAATATGCGGCCCTCATTGGAGCTTCCTGGGGGGCGTGTGAGGGTGACACGCAAAGCGAACGACGTGCCCGAATGCGCCAACATAGTAGTGCTACCAGGAACGACCACCTCCCATGTTGTACCACCATCAAGAGTAGCCTCATACGTTGCTGTCACGTTCGTGTCGAGTGTCTCCTCAGAAAGTAGATAAACATCAGTTGCAGTAGAAGGGAGGACAACCGTGTTGAGCACAAGAGTCCCGGTGTCTGTAGTCTCATCAACTGACGTCCACACCGTTCCGCCGTCGCCGACTGCGACGAATAGCGACCCGGACCAGGTGACGCCGCGCATGGAATCGGTGCCTGGGGTTGTGCGGGATGTCCAGGTGATCCCGTCAGGTGACGTCAACGCCGTGCCGTCGTAGCCGACTGCGACGAATAGTGACCCGGACCAGGTAACGGCGTACATAAAAGCATAGACTGGCGTTGTGCGGGATGTCCAGTTGATCCCGTCAGGTGACGTCCACACGGCGCCACCACCAACTGCGACGAATAGTGACCCGGACCAGGCGACGCCGTTCATGTGATCAGTGTCTGGGGTTGTGCGGGATGTCCAGGTGATCCCATCAACTGACGTCCAGATGGCCCCACTATAGCCGACTGCGACGAATAGCGACCCGGACCAGGTGACGCCGTTCATGTTAGTAGTGCCTGGGGTAGTGCGGGATGTCCAGTTGATCCCATCAACTGACGTCCACACCGTTCCGCCGTCGCCGACTGCGACGAATAGCGACCCGGACCAGGTGACGCCGTTCATGTTAGTAGTGCCTGGGGTAGTGCGGGATGTCCAGGTGATCCCATCAACTGACGTCCACACCGTTCCGCCGTCGCCGACTGCGACGGATAGCGACCCGGACCAGGCGACGCCGTCCATGTTAGTAGTGCCTGGGGTAGTGCGGGATGTCCAGGTGATCCCATCAACTGACGTCCACACTGTGCCGCCACCACCAACTGCGACGAATAGCGACCCGGACCAGGTGACGCCGTTCATCTGATCAGTGTCTGGGGTTGTGCGGGATGTCCAGGCATCTATGTTCCCCGTAAATATCCCTACAGACCCGCCCAGCAGCCGAGCGCTCCGCATAACCCTCAGCCCGCCATCGACAGACACCTCGTCCTGACCAATCAGAAACCCGTCGCCCTGCCAGTTGGTGAACCCCTCAGCCGTATTCAACACGGACGCTTCCAACTCCCACAATCGCAAATTCTGCTCGGCATCAATATAAAACGGAGCATCAAGGCCATCAACTCCAGGATCTCCTTGTGGACCCACATAGTTGGGCAACTGACTCCATGGTCTTACACCATCGCCGACTCTCAGTAGATGAGAACCGTTTAGTTCTAGTGAGACACCAATCTCTCCGGCAGAAAGAACTTCATCATCAGCAGCCCATTCAGCTGGCGTACCACGCCTTTGTAGCATACGAGTAGCCATTATAGACCACCTCCATCAATAGTTGAAGTTTGCGGCTCGGGTACGACACCGCTGTCAATTGTAATATAATAGTCCTCGACCAGAGTTCCTGCGTCAAGTACCTCGGAATCGTATTCGTTAAATATGAATAGAAGCTCAGAGGCAGGCGGCAAACGAGAAGCTGATGCATCCGATCCATAAAGAATATCTTCTACCAGCTCTATTAGAATTGACGGAACATCTCGTGAATCAATCACAAAGTGCGCAGTAGGCTTATAACTCGTGAATGTCGGCGGCTTTGTGACAATATCCCAGCTAAAGTTGAATGGGTCGACTGAATCACTGATAGTATTGTTAGGACGGTCCGTAGGTTCTGCCATAGCATTATACACAAGATGGATCTTATACGCATGATCTACCCCGTCGACATCGTTGCCAACCTTTGTCCTGTAAGCAAGCCCAAAAGATTTCTTTGGTTGTTGCGTTGCAAATAGGCCGTTTTTGACAAGACTAACTCCCTCACATTGAGCAAACTCTTCAGGATAGGTGTAAGCTTCAATAGTTGCTTCGAACTCTTCACTGGCAACGTGATTGAGGTACTTGATACCGTCGATATAATACGGTGTTATGTCTCCACCAGAGGGAGATTCGGAGACAGCAACCAGACCATTCCATGGAACACCATCAATGCCCTCGATGAAAAGAACACCTTGGTCAACACCAGCTTCAAACGTTCGTTCCCCAACAGCATTCCACATAAGTCGGGTCATGGTTCCTCCTTTCACCCTGTAGTGTTGAGTTTAGCTTTTCTTTCAGCGTTAAGAGCTCGTTGTCTTTCCGCTGCTTCTCGCTTACCCATCTTATTCTTAGGAGCATTTTTAACGTTACAAACCTGAACAAGAGTCAATAGACGACTAAGATGCCAATGTTGGCACTCAAATGGGATACCTAGTGCAATCATCCAGTAGTAAATTAGTTCTGCAGTGATAATCTCACTACTTGGAGATTGCTTTGGTTTATCACTAAACCAGGTAGCAGTCATCTTAGCGTTGATGTACTGATTAACTGCTACAAGGTTATCGTTAGAGAGCTTGCCATACACTTTTGAAGGGACGTCGGGGGTTATAATCATAGCCTTGATGTACCACAACGTTTCTTCAGAAGTCTTCTCAGTTGCGTTGAGAAACGGTTTCTCCCAAAACGACTCCCATTTTGATAGGGAAACCAGAGAGTGCTCAAGGTCCAAGACATAAACCTCCGAAGCTACAAATTCATCCTTCGCTTCATCGAAAGCTTCTTCCATCGGGACAATTATTGTAAGCACTCTCTGGCCTCCTTCTAGTTTGTGGACTACTACGCGATGTAGTAGAACGTCCAGTCGGTGTCCGAAATTGCCGAGAACACGTATCCCGGTTCCGGAGCAGCCGTAACAACTGTGTCCTCGGTAATTGGGTAAGGTCCTGCCGGAACCACTTCGCCGTCGATTGAGTAGACAACACCCACAACGGACGGAATAGTAATGTCGTCCGTGGTAGCATCATAGGTCGGGTTCTCAGTCGTAACTTCAGTCACCGTACCTGCGAACAAGCTCAGAATCTCGGCAGGAAGCGGAAGACGAGGATCGCCACCGGCTGTCCCATAGAGCATGTCCTCAAGAGCCGCCAAATTAGTTGCGTCGACCTTAGACGAATCGATCACCATCGATGCTGTCGGCTTGAAACCAGGCACATCGACCGGAGTCGTGCTAAGCTCCCACGAGAACGTCAGAGCCTCAGGAGACTCATTGATAGTTCCGTAAGCCTTCTCCGTCGGAGCCGCCATGGCACCGTAGACAAGATGCAACTTGTAACCAAAGTCCGTGCCTGTGACATCGTTACCAACTTGGGTACGATATGAAAGACCGAACGTGCCACGAACCTGCTGTCCGATTAGAACACCAGCCTGAGGTTCAGCCGTGCCATCGAACTGAGCGAACTCATCTGGATAGGTAAATGCCTCAATCGTGGCGCCAAACTGCTCGGCGGACACAAGGTTGAGGTACTTAATATTGTCAGCATACTGAGGAGTTACCTCGGCACCGCTGGGAGACTCACTAACAGCCACCAAGCCGTTCCAAGCATAGCCCGCATCATATACACCAACGGTTGGAATGTACAGAACACCATGGTCGACGCCGGTTTCATAGAACCGCTCGCCAACCTGATCCCACTTAAGACGCATGGGTTTTTCCTTTCTAAAAGAATAGGCTGAAGACATCATGGTTGAGGTTATTTGCTGTGAAATGCCTATTAAATATACACATAGGCAATGCGGCAATTTTATCAGGAATTTCGCTGTCGGGATCCTGACCGATAAAAGTTACCTGATATCGTTTAGTATAACGGTATGGAACGTTGCCAGCGAACCGAGTACGTGCGTTGTCACGTGTATAAACAATACACGGATACTGCATTTGCACATTGGCAGGAGGTTGAAAATATACATTGGTAGTGCCTAGAACATCCTCAAGGAGAGTTTGAAGTTCAAGCCTTCGGGCCATTATAGACACCTCCCAACCTCAAGATGAGGCGGGGGCTCTGCACATCGACGTTTTTAACCGTCCACAGAGTCCCCGCCCATCCAATATAGCGAATGGCAAAGAAGTGTTCGTTGGCATATGCATCAGCGACAATACTAATGGAGTTTCCGACAGAGAGATCGTTGTTGACTCCCTCTCCTTCTCGCAACTGGCGTGAGTTTCGAATGACATCCCCAAAATATGATTTCTCGGTGATGACATCTTCCCACACACCAGGTGCTGTCTCCATAGACTCGCCGTAACCGATTTCGCCGTAGAACTTTGCCATTTGCAGCTCCGATTATCAGGCCTCGTTAGTGAAGGTCCACTGGTCCTCAGCATTGGTGCCGAAGTAGTACCCAGTAGCTGCAACCGCGGTAACAATAACCGTGGCGCCGGAAGGAACTGCGTTGACAGAACCGTCAGCAACACTCACCTCATCGAGGAAGTAATCAGTAGTTGCGTCCGTCGGGATGGTCACATTACCGCTATCGTACGTCGGAACCTCAGGCACAGTCAGAACATCAGTACCTAGGGCCGACCTGATGATCAGCGCAGACTTGATCTTGGTGAGAGCACCGGAAACCCGAGTCTCGATCAAGTACTTGTACTGGTTGTAGTCGATGTCAAAGTCATCGAACATAGAAACCTGACCGCCCTGTTCGGCGCCCATGGCGTAGTCACGAAGGTTAACAATGATTCCGAGCAAGTCGGTCTCATTCTCCATCACCTCAACCTCGACAATATCCGCAACCATTAGAGCCGACCTCAGCTCTTCTTTATTGTTCCACATACGACGACCGAAGTTATCCTTCGTGAGGAGCATTTCAACCATAGTCTGGTTGGTCGTATAGAAGGTCGGCGAACCACTACCCTTGTAGAACTTGCGTGCACGCATAATAGACTCAACAACCTCGAGGTAGCTCGAATCCGTGTCATTGATGTTCACATTGACCGTAGTAGCATACAGCTCGTGATCATTAACAACAGCACGAATACCAGCACCCTCAGCAGCGCCACCAGGGTCCTTGATCTTGTCCTCGTCTGAGATATCACGACCATCGCCGATGAGAACCGCACGGGCAAGCTCTTCATCGAGCATAACCCTCATTTCGCCCTTGAGCCACGAGACAACATTGAAGTCCGTGATATCAATAATATCATCACGGTCCAACTGCTGCTTCTTGTATACCGTAGTCGGCGTGGTAACTCGCTTGGTAAGTCCGAAGAACTCTTCCTTCTTCAGACTTCCCTTGACATAGCCCTTGGCACGAGCCTGATCGTGGGTAACATCTGCCGCACGAGTCTTGATTCGCGAGAACGGCGTGTGCCGGGTGCCATTAAGCACACCAGCGACCCACTCCATACGGCGAGTGACCCACTCGGGCGTTTCCCCAACAGTCGTAGCGTCTGGGAAGAGAATATCGATGTTTTCGATACCGTGCTGAAGAGCATAGGACTCAACAGCTTCCTTCAATGACCCGTTCTTGGTTGCGTCGGCCACAATACCCTTAATGGCATCATGGGAAAGCTCGTAATGCTCAGGCGTATTGCCATCGTGCTTCTCTTCGAAGACATTACTCATTTCCTGCTTTCCTTCCTTGTGTGAGAGGTCGCCCTCTTCTTCTTTCTCGGATTGCTTCACGGACTTGTTAGCAGCCGCTTCGAGAGCGGACCCGATCATGTAGTGGACGACATTCTTCTGCTCATCGGAGAGCGAGTCGTAAACATCCTGCACGGTCGTGTCTTCTTCGTGCTCGAACTTCTCTTCTTCCTCTTTCTCTTCTTCTTTTTCTTTGCCCAAATCATCACTGTGCTGAAAATCGAGACCAGTGTAGATAATAGCCTCATCATCAAGAATATCGGTTGAACCATCGCTGTGTGCAATGGCTACGTTATCGATGAGGGCACCTGGGTTGGCACCAGAAAGAACCAAGCTAACCTCACGAATAACACCGTGAAAGACCTGCTTGGTTCGTTCAACCAACTGGTTCGCATAGATGGACAGCGCAGTGATGTCCTTGTGCTGGACGAGCTGATTGGCATTCTTTGCGGATTCAGTGTCATTAAAGAAACCGTGAGCGTAAACTCCATCCTCACGATTCTCGAGCACAGCGTGCCCAAGAACGTTTGCTGGCTCATTATGCCCATGCTGCCACACCAGCGGAACTGTCATGCCATCCATGTGCTTAAATGCTTCGGGCATGATGGTTCGACCGTCGGAGCACTTGAGGCCAGCCTTCGTTGCGTAGCCGCCAAAATTAGCGTCCATATTGACTGTCTCCTTCCTTACTTACAGGTTGTAGTTCCGACCCCGACGGAGCCGGTTTGTCACCAGGCTGAGGCATGTTGCTATTAATAAGCTTATCAGCCTTTTCGTCTGCACTCGGCTTGAAGCCGATAACTTGCCTAATTTCATTCGACGTTAGAATTTCATTTCTGGTAAATTTGTCAGCAATTTCCGCAATATCATTAACTGGAACAAGTTTGAACGGATTGCGGAAGTACATAATAGACTGACGCTGCGATCGAGCCGTATTTGTAAGGAACGTACGCTTCATCGCATCGATAACAGCTGACACAATGGGCTCGACTGTACGATTGTTGTAGTTCAGCATGGCCTTTTCATCAGCCGTACCATTCATAACCCCTTCCGTAAGGCCAAGTTGACCATACAACATTGCAGTCAAGTATTCAATCTGCGCCAAGAGATTGTTCTCAGAAGGACGATTTAGTTGCGTAACTTTCTCAGTTCCATCAGTATAGGCAATGCCGTATTGGCTACCCTTAAGTTGGAACTCAATGTCCTTTCGGCGTTGTTCCGCCTGCAGACGTCGGGCCTCCGACTTGATAACATACGGAAGTTGAATGATAAGATCGAGTTTCCCCGAGCTAGATTGCTCATCAACCGCATCCAAAAGATTGAGCTTTCGAATTAGTCGCTGAAGAGTTGAGTTTGGCTCGTTCATTACAGAATATAGCGGGTTCTCAACAATAGCTACATACTTCTTTTCAAGCACGATCTCTTCACGTCGTCCTACAGCCTCATTATAAAGACTAATCTTAACATGCTTAGGCATCCAAGAAACAACTTCACCAACACGCATCGTCTTGATTTCAAAACTTCCAGAAGCGCCTGGATTAACGGTTGTATCTACTGGAACAATTGCAGCAACACCCTTATCAAGAATTGTCATAGCAATGTCTTGACGGAAAGCACGACCTGCTTGATCTATGTTAGCTTCAAGCGTCAAGCAATTATTCAGACCACTCAGAACATCTTCAGCATAGCGATCATCTTTATCCAAACGAACATGACGAATATCAACTGCAGCGATGTCAACACTTAGACGTGTATAGATCGAGGAGATGATCGAACGCTCATTTGGAATTGAGAATCTAATACGATCAGGACGACCGCCATAAGAAAGCGCACCAGAATATGATTGGATCCGAGATTCTGGATCCTGGTTCAAGAACGCATTCCAAGCATGCTTGATTCTATCACCAATTGTTCCCACGAGTCACCTCCTTTCCTTGGAAATATAGACGGCCGATCACTTCTTCTCTTTAGCAGCCTTGTTGATTACTTTGGCGGATTCTTTCATCACATCCTTGTAGGTCTTTCCTTTCATGAACTCTGCTTCCAAAGTATTAGACCTACGGTTAGCAATTCGATCTGAATTTGCTTTAGCAGCACCCACAGCGCCAATGGTTGCCACGCCACCACTAAGAGGATTTCCTGTAGCCAAAGTAGTCAAAATCGCTATTGCGCCAATCTCTCCTGCCGTCATTTGAGCTGCAATTGCGCGGTGATGACTGGTGTCAAAGTCTGACTCAGCTTTATCAAATGCTTTTTTTGCTTTTGCTTTTTCAACAGATGTTTTAGCAGAATCAAGGCGATCCTCTGCATCCATCAATTTTTGATTAGATTTTCTAACTTGTTCTCGGGCATTCTTAACATCTTTATTAGACCCCATATAATTCCATGTGGATTTCTTGCCAACACCTCTATTTGGGGTTCCGCCAACATTTCGAACTGCTGCACGAGCAGATCTCGAGTTGTTAGGACGACCCGAAGCTTTATCTAGAGCCGCTTGGTCCCTACGAACACCCCACTTCATGCCCATTACGCCATAGTGCTCGAGAGCCTCTTCAAGAGAGGGCTTTTTGTCATCATTCGTAATCCTCATTCAAACGCCTCCTTGTTAAGCTTGTATGCAATATAGGCATCCATCATCGCTGCTACATTGTCGATCTTTTCGTCTTGACGTTTCTTTAGAAGCTTCCGGTTACCATTTGTATCTTCGATAGTGATTGCGTTACCCATAGCAAATGACATAAGCTCTTGATCAAAGATCAACAAGCGCTCCTCACTGAGATTTTTAAGTTCACCAAGTGGAACTGATTCAGTCTTTGCACCTTGAATTACCTTCTCAATACCAAACGGACCGTTCTCTGCTTCCCAACGAGTCACGAATTCTTTGGCATTGTATGGGTCAAACCCAAGCGCTCGAACATCATACTCTTCAGCTAAAACAAACTCATCAAGATCTTCGTAGACTTCCATCATGTCTAGGACAGTTCCCTCGAGAACGTGTAGACTGCCCTCGTTGATGAACTGATCATACTTGAATCGCATAGCACCAGGAAGTTTCATAAGTGTTAGTGATGTAATATAACTTCTAGTCTTGATGCCGAACTTACCATTACGAAGAGGAAAGAGAAAAGTAAACGCACAGAAATCATCGCCTTGTGAAAGGTCAGCGCCAAGAGCACAAGGAAGTTGCCAGAACTTCTGAGGCCGCCGATGGGGTAGAGTTTCTTCATAAGTAAAGAAGTAGGTATAACCCTCCATCGGAATTCCAAAACGTTTAGCCAAAATATCGTTCCTAGAAGCTGGCGCTTTCTCAGCTCTTTCAACATCGAGATGATATGTCTCGTATGTGACAGTTGCTCCAAGATTCGGGTTTGCTTTCAACCAAGTTGAAGGATCGCTAACTTCATCCAACTCATCTAGCTTATAGTGCCAAATCGAGATGTGAGGAGCAACATAATCACCTTTAAGGATGTCAGCTAGTTCCATTTTGATTGTGTCACCCGAACCGTTTCGAACTGTTCCTTCAGAGCTGATAGCAACGATCAGATAGTCTTCAAGTTTTGATGCACCTTGTTCAACAGCACCGACAATGTCTTCTCGAATGTCGCCCGACAACCATTCGTCGATTGTTGAGACCTTAGGGCGAAGACCCTGCAATTTGTTGATAGTCATAGGGCGAATCTCGAGGATAGACCCAGTAAGGAAGTTCTCGACGCCCTTCTTAGTAGACGCCAACTTGACACGATTAGCTCTTGAGCCAGTAGTGTTCTGCAGTGATCCTTCAGTAAGGAATTTAAACAGAGGACCCCGTGATCTAGTTATAGCTGTGCGTAACGGCGACATGATCTCTTCGGCCTGTTTCATTGTTGGAGCAGTAGTGATCTGATGTGTGGTTGAAGTATCAACATTTAGGAAGTACGCTTGAATACACTCACCATACATAGACTTAGCTGCCCCACGGGCAACGATAAGGTATTGCTTTGTTATCAGCCGTTTCTTTATGGTCTTTTGAACATAACGTCCGCCATGATTACCCGTTGAAGGCTCGTATACACTTCGCTCAACATAGTAATACCAACCAAAGATCTGTTCAGACCATAACTTGAATGTAGGCAATAGGTGAAGATCATTACCATCGGTCAGTGTGAGCTCGTTCTCACAGAAAAGAATGAAACCGTCAACCGCTTTGTCATCGTAATAAATATGTGGGTTGTCGATTAGTTCATCAATGCGATTCATCTCCATCGCAATTTCCCGGTTTACAGGAACATCGCCCCGAAGAACCGCTTCACGAAACTGACCGTAATAGAACGGCACTGCTCTGTTTGACAACGCCATCGACAACCCTCCTTTCTACTTCTTCAAATTCTTTTTAAGTTCTTTCATCATTGGACTATTAGAAAGGTTATAAACCTCTTGAGCTGTCTTACCCAAACCAAGAAGTTTATTGGCCTTCTCCTGACCCTTAGCCATCTTCGAACTATTATCTCCGGTAGACAATCTAGAATATTGCTGCTCCAAGTTCATACGCGTGGTAAGATCTTTAAGCTCCTGATTAGACAATGCCTTCGCGCCACCGCTCTTTGCCTTCTTACGCGCTGCTTCCGCTTTTTCAGAATCCTCGGAGCGATCTTGGCTTGAGCTCTTCTTAGTCTTGCGCGCGCGAGCGATCTGTTTATCACTTCTTCGGACACCCCACTTCATACCAAGAATGCCATAGTGAGCAAGAATATCGTCAAGATCCTCGTGTTGAAGAGTTTTTACACCCTTGATCTTCTTGACCTTACCATTAGGCCACCATTCAAGATCTATAACAATTACATCATCAGCATGTTTTGCCTTATCGACATCCACGATAGTGAGTTGCGGCATCATTCCTTCTTCGTACGATGTACTGAACACTGCCTTCTTAGTACCAGACTCGTTTGGGGCAATTTCTGCTGACACATCCTTTAGAATCTTGTTATACGTGGACTCCACGTCCTTAAGGTACTTCTTTCCAATCGGTGTTTTGAAATCCATAAGATCTTCGCCAACATCATTATACTCATACTTATCGTTGATTCGCTGGAGTTCGCCATTAGGACCATTAAGTTTATCAGCCATCTTGTTATTTACATCTACAAATGTTTTAGTAGAACTTGCTTTCTTCTCCCAACGCTTATCGGCGCGAGCGATCTGTTTATCACTTCTTCGGACACCCCACTTCATACCCATGATACCATAGTGAGCAAGTACATCATCGAGTGTTTCGTGTGTTTGCAGATCCATACTTCCTCCTTCCTACGGCTCAACTACTACGGATGGGTCGACCCAATCATCTGTCTCTCGTACAACATTTAGACGCCACTCAAGCTCCTCAGCTTGATTCCTGAGCGAGTCGATGAGGTATGACGTTCCTGGCGGATCGAAAAGAATTCGTACTTTCAAATATACATATGTCTTGACAGAATTTAGTCGAGGATCTGTGCCAAGGAAAGTAGTCCACGTAGGTGTAGCATCCTCAATAAAGAATCCGTCAACAGGACCAATGCCCAACTGGTGAAGCGTAGAGAAAACAGAGTTGATGTGCATTAGAATATCGACATCAAATGCTGTGTAAAGTTCCTCAATTCCTAGAACCTTCTTTGTACTTGTAAGAATGCTATCGCTCATGTGGTCACCTCCTTTAAACGATTAGTAGTTGTTCAAATATTGACTCCGAAGCGAAATAAACTTCGCATCGGTCTTTGGACCCCACAGCCCGTCAGACTCGACATTGATAATGTTCTGAAAGTCCTTAATCCATTGGACCAAAGCAGCCTGAGACAGAGGTCCCCAGATACCATCGACCTTCGTGTTAATAACCGACTGTGCTTCGCCAATGTGGAAGTGAATATCACGATTCGTAGGCCACCCACTCTTCGCACGAGAAACAGCCCGCATTTGCAAAGCAATCTTATCTGTCTTCGGGCCCCACTTATCGTCAATCGTCACCTCGAGGGCCGTCTGAATATGTTGGACCTGATTGAGAGATGTAGAAGGTGACTTTGGTGTAGGTGTGGAAATATCGGCGTTACCGTCATTATAGGCTACGTACTTGGCAAGAGGATCACCAGGACAACCAGTAGGCTTGAAGAACCAATGTGGCTTAACTGCATTTCCAGCCTTACCGTTTTCCCTAAGCTGAACAATCCACCAAGCAAGGGCGTCAAAAGCAGCCTGAGTAGGAGTCTGACCTTCGCCGCCGATCCAAACAACTGCATAATAGTTCTGGTTACCTGCATTAGTACCGTTTGCAGCCGTACGAACTCCCACGCCACGACCTGCAAACGCGTAGCCATGGTTACAGAACCCGCCAGTATAGGCGATGTCGACCCAACCATGACTATCCATGTGATAGGCTTGCCAACTAAGCCACGTTGATACACAACGAGCGTGATCAGCATCTAGCTCAGCTGCAGACTGATGACCGCCACCGTAATGAGAAGAAACTCCGCCATTACCAGGAGTAATGTTTCGACTTACCGAACGAGGCGCACGTAGACCAGCCTCAGCACGAGAAATAAATCCTACAATCTGGGCAGTCATGCGTTCTCCTCTACTTCTTCCTCGCTGGCGAGGTGATCCACATTGGCATCAGAAGGCTCAGCCGAATCATCCGTAGGAATATCGGTGAGGTCTGGGGTGATGAAATCTGGTTCCATGTTTATACCCTTTCCCATAGCTCGGTGTCCCCAGGTCTACGCTCAACAAGCGCGCGAGGGATTTGGTTTTCATCGCCATAGTGAATGGCGTTGTGTGTTCTATGCGTTGTAGTAATCAAGTACTCAGGATCAAGAATTCTTGGATCTCCATGAACAATTGAGTCGGGATCCATTGGATTCATATGATGGACAAGAAGTTCACTATGAATTTCGTAACCATCAATACCAAGATCGCAACCATTGTCTCGAAATATAACATAATCTCTAAGCTGGCGCCATTCCAGAGATTTGTAGAACCGTTGATTAACATGGCGATCGAATCCAAAACTCGTTCTTCCGATTGAACCTTGAAGACGTAAATATCGGTAGCGTTCTTCAAAGGTGTCAAGACGTCTCAAGTTAGAATATCGTCTAATCATCAGGCGGTCACAGTATTCACGAAGGCCACCTGTAGTGGCTCATCAAAGACGCTTAAAGGCTCGCCACCGCTGACTCGTTTGAGATCCATGTAACCAACTGAGTTTGTAATTGCTTCAGTTATGTCATTATCTAGGGTCAAAAGAATATCGCCATCTGTTCCATCAGTTACATAGGTCACAACCCAAGTCGCAATAAGAGTTTCTGTTCTACTTTTACCAGCACGGATTTCACTTGTAATGGTATCTTGTGAAACATCAATACCTAGAGCTACTGGTAAAATCACGGTTCTTCCCTTGTATACTGTGACTTGTTTCATTCAGAGCTCCTTACTTATAGTTGCGAACCATCAAATAATCTTAGCGAAGTAGCCAGGCCGTTTGGCATACGAACTCGAGCTTTGTTTCCATTAGCTAGTTTAACAAAAGAACCATCCCAAGATGCCGACGCCGTGTAGGTGCCGGTCAGTTGGAAGTAGTCGACCTCAATTCGAATATTATCAGGGCCTTTGTTTTTGCTGATAGTCTGACGCAATTCTACAGATGCACCATCCCATGTAGCTTTTGTAGCCGCCGTGTTAACATAAGAAAATACGGTCGGACCGACCGTCGTATCTGTAGCAGAGTGTGTATTACTCAAAGTCTTAGCAGTAACCCATCCACCAACAGAATCAGACGCAGCCAAAACTGTCGCACCGTTCATCACCCGAATATCAAGCCCAATCGCATCGTCGGAAGTAACGACGTTAGTCCGCCACTGTAATTCCCAGGAGACGGTGTCCATCGATACAAAATCCGCAGGAGTATCACCAATAGTTCTAGTCAGAACCTCAGGACCAAGATCTGTTGTGAATAGTAAGCGGGAAGTGTCATCTACATTTAAAGGAGTGGCTCCGACGATAACTGGAAGAGTTGTCATTATACAGCCTCGTCTTCTCGGATTATAAGATCCGGTGTAACTGCGTTAGTTGCGTTACCTGTTGCATCGCATAGCCAAATAACACCTGCCCAGCCAAGTGGTCTTGCTAAAGAAGCATTTGTCCGAGCATCAACATAGGTCCATGATGCCGCTTTCAGTGCAATAACCGCATCACTGACTGCTGTGTTAAATGAGTTGAGTTGTGCTTCTGTTGTGAAGTCAGTATCGGCCATAATATCAGGCAATCGCAGTGTTGAAGTTCGATGCAAAATCTACTGAAGAAGCAACAATGTTCAGATTTGCCTTACCCTGAACCTGTTGTGGAGCAGTGAATGCTTGTGCAGCATCTACGCGCACGCGCAAAGATAGTGCAGTAGTCATAGTAGTTGAAAAGCTAGCGTCATCACCAAGTGCTGCAGCAAGCTCATTAAGAGTGTCAAGAGCTGCAGGAGCAGCAGCGACAAGCGCATTGACCTCAGCTGCCGTATAGTCGGTAATCTTCTGACTAGACCAAGCATCCACAGTGTTTGTAACAGAATCGTTAATTGCTGTTCCACCACCTGCTGCGGCGTCAGCTACAACACGTACTTCTGCTAGAGCAGCTTCAACATCTGTTGCTGTGTAGTCACCAGCAACATCTAGAAAAGAAACTGCTGAAGCAGCATGTGCTGCTGCAGTATCAGCAATATGAGCGTCGACTACAGTGTCGTCAGTCTTATTATTAAGTGCTGTCGTGTTGTTCTTAACTGCTGTAGCAATGTTAGTTGTTAGAGAATCTAGTTGTGTCTCGGTAACAAAGTCTGTAGCTGCCATGTTAACTTAGTCCATTCTGGAAGAGCGCCGCATAGTCGCGTCCGCTAGTCGCGTTAGTATGTACTTCTTCTGCTTGTGCGTGCGTTGCGATCTTCGTATCAACTTCTTCGCTAGTTCCAACACTTAGCCAAACGGTACCTGTGTCTGCCTTGCCAATCACTTGACCGGTAACACCTCCGTCAGGAATACCGCTTACCCCCGGAGGACCTTGGGGGCCAGTATTAATAACACTTACAAAATTATTAGGTTTTGCGCTTATTGTTTGTGGATCAATTGATCTAACACTAATAGAACCTAAAGAATCTACAACAATCTTTTGGGATGTGTAATTATCAACCATTGCTCATCTCCCTTCTTCATCATTGGTATCCTCTAGTTTATCAAGAGCCTCATGTCCAGCGTAAGCGCGCATAGCATCGATCGCAGCTCCGTAAAGTTCTTCAACACGCTGCGCTGAAGCCATGGCTTCACGCTTCGCAGCCATAAGAGACACTTCTTGCGCCAAACGCTCTTGCTCCAGCTTCTCTCGAGAAGAACCAAGCTTCAGATAGTGTGTAATCACCTGAGCCGAAGCATTTCCTTCGCCAAGTTGCTTCTCAGCAAGGTCAACAGCCTTAGATATAAGCTGATTTTCTCTAGCCTCAGGAGTTGTAGCCGGAGGCCGCTTACTTGTCATAGCTTTAGGTACGTTTGTTTGTTTGCTAGCCATAGTTTTCAACTCCTTTCATACTAGTTTTTTAATGATTCTGTCAACAAATATGGGCAGTTTAATCTCGTGCCCAGGAGGTAAGGGGTTTGCAGGCCTAAGCCGACGTTACCCGGTAAGCTGAAAACCAAAAACTTTTTCCTGAAATCTCCCGCGGGGAATTTTTAGGG